GGGTCCACCAGGAACAACAGACATACTTTTTGCAATCTGAAATCTTGCTGGATCTAGTTGTGCGATCGAGTCTCTTTTTGATGAATTAGCCATATCAGGTCATCCTTTCACGTGATGGTGCGGTGTAAGCATTTGATCCGCCTTTGCTACCTGCTCGTGCATAAAGCGCTAAGCGTTCTTCTAAGCGCCTGTCCGCCTGGACTCCAGAAGTATCTTGGTCAACATCTGTTGTACCTGATTGAAAATCAGCAACTGAGCCAGATGTTGGTGTTGCGCCAGGGGCAGGGATATTACCTGGTGAATCCAAACTAGGTTGCTGAACTCCTGGAATACCAAAGATTGAAGGATTATTTTCAGCCTGCCTTACTACTGATTCACGCATTGCTGCGTACTCACGAGGATCGCCTTTTGGATCCCTAAAGGTAAGTTTTGGAGGTCCCCCGTTGTTCATAATTATTTGACTGAAATGCTTACGACTATTCTAACCTTATCTCCAAATGTTGCTTAGCATGATTCGTGTGCCTACTGCTGTATCAGCTGGTCCTGGTACAGCCATTATGAATTCACTACCAGACCTTTCAAATGCATATCTTCTGACTTCTTGTCGTCTGTAATTAGGTACATATAGTGTTTCAGCAAGACGATCACATTCTCTTAGGTAGATTTCACGAAATATTTCATCACCTTTTAATGGGTCCGATGTACTAATCGTTCTCTGCACATCACCTGAAATAACTTCCTGTCGTGAAGGATTTAAAATTCCAGTTCCATTTGTATCGAAGTAATCATCGGGTATAGCAGCACTTGCCTTCCATGCAATGTCGCAGCGTTTTACATGATATACAATTTCGTTATACCAAAGCTCATCTGGTACAAGTGCCATTGCTTCTTCAACACGTGCACGATCGCCAGCAGGGATTTGTGCACCGGCATTAAAGCCAAGATGATAACGAACTTTAGACTTTAGATACTCGTCTAACTGCATTACGCAATACCTTGATTGTTGTAAATATCTTTAAGTACAGACTGCAGTTGATTACGGTCCATTGGATTAAGTGTGCCTTGTGCTTGCATCTTTGCAAGTATGTTTGCTGCTGGTGATTCTTGAATCATCATTTGGCGTGCACCCATACCAAGACCGCCGCCAAGAATTGCTCCTACAAGTCCGCCTGCCATTCGAAACCCAGGACGCATACTTGGCTTTGCACCGAGTGCATTTCCAATACTGTGAGGTACTTGACCTCCTAATACACCTAGGACACTACCAACAGCTGCGCCGCCACTCATAGCGACAGCAGGGTCCGGCCTTGACTCAGCATCGGCCAGCGCCTTTGCTAGAAGGATATCCTCAATGCTGCTAGCCATTGTTATCTCACTAATACTATTTATAGTTTAACTAATAAAGATTAAGTCCTCTTCAATTAGTTGCTCCCAGTTTACTCGTGGAATATTTTCTAGTTGCTTCAAATTTGCGAATCGCTCTCCAGAAAGTGACATCCGAAGTTCTACAATTTTCTTTGCAGTTGAATAGCCAACACCTGGCAAACGTTTTTGTATTTGTTCTGCTGTTGCAGCATTTAGATTCAACCTACGATCTTCAATAGGTACAACTGCTTCTGGTGCTTTTTCTTCTGGCTCAGGAGCAATTTGTGGTGCTGTAACTTTTGCAAGTCGTCCTTTTTCTCGATCATAAGGGACTAACTGCTCCAAGCTCATGTATGTAATCGCACCTCCAGCATCACGCACCATTGCATAATCTTTGTCGTGCTTATTGATAAACTCAACGAGCTTTCCAGTTTTGTTGTCTTGAAATAAGTTGGACATTATTTATTGAGTCAGTCTCTTATCATTATAGTCACAAAAAAAGCGCCCAATTACGAGCGCTTGTATTAATGATCGTTTTAGATCAGGTACCTTGACCAGCTTCAACCTTGTAAGGCAGAGCAATGTCATCGGTTACAGGTGCTGCACCATCAAGGTAGTAGCAAACTTCAACGATTACAACAGCAGTTTCGCTGGGGTCAACGATTGTCACTGCTCCTGCATGACTTGCAGTAATGGTCCTTTCTGCAGTTTCTGCTGAAACTGTTTGAGGAGCATATGCATTTGTGGCACCAGCAGTTGGATACACACCACTAGAAGCAGCAAGAGAAGCTTCAAGTGCGGTGTTTGCAACCAAACCGTTAACGGCCAATGCGTTAGTACCAGTTGACTTAACGTTCACAGCCGTAATGGCAGTGCGATAGACCTTCGCTCCAGCAGGAATTTTGAAAGTCTTGTCAAGCCGGGGCTTGTCGTCACCACGCTTGTCGGGTGAGAGGATTTGAAGAGCCAGATCGCCAGAACCGGAAACATCAGCGCTCAGTACTGCAGCACCACGGAGTTGATAGAACTCAACGCCAGGGACAGCAAGGACGCCTTGATCGCGATAAGCGTTCAGGTCTTGTACATAATTACCGGGAAAAATCACAGACATAGTTAGTTAGCTCCTATCAATATACGAAAGAGTAACCAACCGTGATGAAGTCCTTATTAAGAACCTCAAACCCGGCAAACAGTGACCAGATCATGATGATAAAACGAGAGAAGTCGTCGTTGTTATTCAACAAGATTTGGGCGTTGTTTCCACCGATGCCAACACCAACAGCCTGTGGACCGAAGAAGACCATCTGTGCAGCTGTGTAGTCGGCAGCAGAACCACTTTCATCGGTGACAACCAAGTTGTAGGAAGTCTCGGGCAGGTTGGTGGACTCGAACCAACGGACACCTTCAAAAAGGAAGCCGGTTGGCATTACAGGTTGACCAGCTACAAAGCCAGCTTGGCCGTAAGCAGGTCCCATGCCTTGGAAGAAATTGGCATTAGGTGCACCATTGGGCTGCATCGGATCGATCATGCCCTGGCCGGGATAACGAGCGATTTCACGGAAGTCGCTGTTCTGACGCAAATGCATCATCGCGGTGGGATCCACAATGCAACGGTAGTAACCATCGGTAAATGTGGGGACGTTGCGCTTACGCATGTCCTTAACAACTTCGAGCAAGTCAGTCTTGACATCGAACTTGGCAGACTCACCAGCTGCATAGGTAACACCAAGAGTTCCGCCAGAACCGCCTTTGGCTTTACCGCCAGGCAGGTAGTAGCCACCTTGATCCTTAGAAGATTGACCTTCGGCTTCAGCTTTCAGGAGTTCGTTTGCGAACACCCGATCGCGCCAGCGGCGATAGTCATCCAACAGGGTCAGTGAACCAATGGATTGATGAAAAACGTTCAGGTTGCCGGTATCAAGCAGCAGACGCTGAGCGGTGATGAGGGTTTCACGCGCAACCTTGAAAGTAGAAGGCTGTGCAGTGTCGCGTGAATCGGCAGGGCCGGTGTATTCACGCAGGGTGACAAGGACCTTGTCCTTGACGATGTTGCGAGCGGAAGCTGATCCAAGAGTTTGGTCAGCAGTCCTCTCACGGGACTCCTTGGTGCCAGGCTTGCCCCAGAAACGATAGCGATCGAGCTGCACGGTCTGACCGGGCTGCTTGCTGAAATCGTGGACAACAACCGGCTCAACTGCCATCTCAATGATGTAGGCAGGATGAGGACGGTAAAGCTCTGCACCAAGAAGCTTTGGAAAATCATTATCGATCCACATAGATCGCTAACTCCGTAAGCTTAAAGGTATTGGTGACTTCGACTTAGTCACATATTAAGATCTTAGTTGATTTAGTTGATAGACTTAACTAAGTGCCCCAGGATTATATGTACAACTTTGTTAATACTCAAGAGTGGTTACCTATACATACAATTGCTGGGTTTGAAGCTTGTATTGAATATCATGTCAGTCGCAATGGTCAAGTAAAGTCATCTAAAGGGAAAGTAGAACGTATACTAAAAACTAAAGTTTCTACTCGTGGTCATCTTAGAGTTAACCTTACTCAACGCTTAAGCCGAGGTAAGCACAAGACTGTTGCTGTGCATACTCTTGTAGCTCTTGCATTCTTAGGCAATCCGCCAACACCTACTGGTAGAAAAGCAGATTCATCTGAAATCTACTTTATCGATGGCGATAAACTCAACTGTAAAGCAGAAAATTTAAAATGGGTTATTAGAAAAGAACGCGCTCATGAAAAGATAGCTAAAATATAAATAGGTATTTAATATTTATCATGGCCGATAGTTTAATTCTTAAAGGTGCACGTGGCATAACTAAAAAAGTTGGCACTGGCATGATTCTATTGAACCCTAAGGGTGGTGGCAATACACATAAATTCCCAGAGTGGTGGAATAAAAAACAAACTGTTCAATATTCAGATTCTGCAATCTTTAAGGTTGTATTTGATAACGGTACAGATGCACGTGTGGTAATACCACTGACTGAGGATACTGAGATTCATATTAGACATGATGGATCTGGTGGTTTTACTTTTCCGTATTACAGGGGAGTAGAGCGTGTTGCTGTCGTAGAAATTAATGGCACAGGACTTTTCAAGGAATATCAGTTCCCATCTATTTCAAAAGGCTCCATTCTTGAGCGTACTGTCTCTTCATACCCTTCAGCTTTAGCAGCATCTGCTGTACCTACACTTGCTGGTACATTTACTGTTGGTCAAGAGATCACGTTGACACAGGCTGTATTCGCTGGTGGTAATGCACCACTCACAGTTTCTAACGCTTTTGAAATCAGTGCTAATGGCACATCTGGTTGGACTTCAGTCGGAACTACAAGCTCAGCATCAACACATACTTTCACATTAGTTACAGGCAATGCTACTAAGTACTTACGTGGTGTAAGTACTGTTACTGATGCAGGTGGAGATACAGTGGTTAGCAATTCAGCAGCATCAGCTCAAATCTCTGCATAAGATTTATATATAATTTGCAAGCAACTTTCTTTCCTCATCGTTTAAAATATCTGGCTCGGTGAGGTTTGAAACTTTAACTTTGAATTCATAAGGTAAACGTTTGGTATTTCTTGCATGAACTCCTATGTAAATACTATCAGTAGCATAAATATATAACGTAGTTGTTTTCTCAGAGTTTGTGTATGTATTTAAGTCTTCTGAGTAAAGTGATTGTCCAACAGCATTGTCATCATAGGCTTCTCTGAGAGGTAACAAATGATCAACAGTCCCCTGTGCTATTTCAGTTCTGTATCTGTCATACAAACGAATATCTACCCAAGCATTTTCGTATATATTTCCCACCTTTTCATTGACAAGCTCAATTTTTACAATTGAATTTAGATTATTTATAAAATCAGATTCGACAATGGCAGGCTCAAAATTATTTACAGAGTTTAGATCTAAAGTTGCATTGAAAATAGCAGAATTAAAAGTGTTTTCTTGAGTAGCTGCAGTGGTTTTTATATCTCCTGCAATATAGTCATTCACAACTAAAACACCACCACCTGCATCAAGGATTTTACAATCTAGACGAACAAAGATATTTTCGCAACCAAATAATCCCACTTCTCCTGAATAGTTGAAGGTATAAGGAGCCACTGTTACTTTATCTACAATTGGTTTTTGCCAGGAGGATCCTTGAGAATAAACCAGTGATTTGCTTGATGAAGTACTGCTTGGATTAGTGCTGTCACTACCACCATATGTTTGTAAACTTCTTTGCAGTTCAGTAGTAACTTCCATCATTCATTAGCCCTTTTCTTTATTGTATTAAAGATACTCGCTTACTTTTTCACTTCGTGCATTAAGTGCTCTTATTGCTTTGTGTTCTAATGTGCGTACCCTGTCTCTGCTCATGTTTAAGATTTGGCCGATAGCAGTCATTGACAAAGCTTCTAGTACTTCATCTCCAATTCCATATCTCATTGAAATTACAATTGCTTGCATTTCTGGGAGTTCTTTAATAAGACTTCTAATATCTTCCTTAATACAAGCACGCTCTAGCAAGACATCTGGTAGCTGTGTTTCGTCTTCTAGTAAATCGATAAGAGCGGTATCTCTATTCTTTCCAATCTTTGTTTCTAGTGATGTAGGTTGTCGAGCCTTGCACATTAAATCTTTGATGTCATCGACTGTTAGCTCAAGATGATCTGACAACTGAAATACTGTTGGCATATAGCCATTTATCTGTGATAATTCGCGCTGAGCTTTTTTAAGCTTGTTTAGATTCTCTGTGACATGGATTGGTAATCTAATGGCACGGGACTTCTCAGCGATTGCCCTTGTAATGCCTTGGCGAATCCACCAATAAGCATAAGTGCTAAATTTGTAGCCACGACCAGGGTCAAACTTTTCAACGCCACGGACGAGACCAATTGTTCCTTCTTGGATGATGTCCAAGAGTTCCATATTTCTCTTCGTGTACTTTTTGGCAACAGAAACCACGAGTCTAAGGTTAGCGGTAACCATTGCTTCTTTCGCTTTTTTACCATCACGTATCTCTCTCTTGATTTGCTTTAATGGGACATCATGAGCGACAGCTAATCCTTGATCATCAAGTTTAAGCTCTTTTCGTTGCTCTTCTAATTCCATTAAACGTTGGACTTTACGACCTAGCAGAATCTCCTCTTCATGTTCAAGTAAAGGGATTCTACCGATATCACGAAGATATGATCGCACTGAATCGCCTGAAAGCCTTGGTGATGACATATAGTTTCTCTCTATGTAATTATCATAGCTATCAATTCTAGCTATGTCAATACTTAACCGCGTAATCTTGCAAACCTAAATGACTCATTAGGCGCTTCTTCTCTGCCTTCTAATGCTTCTACCGCCATTGCTTGTGCAGCATGTTCGTTGAACCCCTTGGTCTTATAAATATCTTCGTATTTTTGATACTCTGCTACTGATCCCTCGAAGTCATCATGAGTGATCATCTCAGCTGCCATTTGATTAGCAGCTTGGTCTGGAATACCATCTGACTTT